TGAAACCTAATGAGATAAATATATAGGGAATGATGAGATAAATGGGAAGAAGTGGGAAGAAGTAGGATGATGGGGGATAGGAAAAGTGAAAAAGAGTTACAGGTAGTGAAACAAAAAACGGACGGGTTTTCTCGTCCGTTTTTTGTTGTCAGAGTCCTTTTTTGAGGGCGGCGATGGCGATGTCTAGGATTCGGCGTTCGGCGTCTGGTTGGGGTTGGTTGTTGCCGTTGATGGGGAGATAGGGGCGCGCGGGGAGATTGGTTTTGTGGCCGCGACCTGCTTGACCTCCGAGGTGGTGGATGGCGGCGTATTTTTTGTTGCTGCCGATGCGGGCATAGTTGCTGCCGACCTGTGTTGTCAGGCTGGCGGCAAGTTGCCCACTTTTTTGCAGGGTTTTGCCTCCTTCGTCTGCGGCGCGACGGCTTTGTTTCCATTGCTGTACGCCCCAACTTTCGGATTCGAAGTTCTCTTCGGTCATAGACAGCAACTCAGTGGCGATGCCTCGCATCATGGTGCGGGTGTTAGAGGCATTTTTGAGCAGTGTACTTAAACCGTGATTGAGCCGGTCTGCGTCTAATTTAATTTCAAGCATGGTCAGATCCCCAATAATTCACGTACCCATGCCAACGATTCGGGGGTTAAGGCGTTTTTGAATTTTTGGTTAGTCATCATGGTCTTGATGGCGATACGAGCGATGTCCGGATGAGTTGCCTGTGCTTTGTCTACGGCGATTTGCGCCATGCGAGACAGCATAGATTTGCCTTGGTTGGCATTGAAGCCTGCGTTTGGGGCGATAAATTTGTTATTAATACGGATGCCGGTACGCTGTGCGTAACGATCCTCGCCGGTATAGGGATTTGAACCTATATCGACAGTAATGGTTTCAAGCGTCGGACGGGGTTGGACGCGCCCTTCGCCCGCACTGCGCGACAGGGGTTTGACGCGGCACCGACAGCGGAAATCAAGCGGCGGATATAAGGTATCCCAAACAGGGTCGTCTGCGGCATAGACACGGTTGTGCATCATACGGTGGGTTTCGCGGGTGCGACTGTCGTTGATGGCAACGTACTGCCAATAAGGGTGCGTATCGATGGAGTCCATCATTTCGGCGTAGCGACCCGCCATGTAAGCTGACTGCATATTGGTCAGATAGATGGTTTTCAGGCGGTGGGGGCTACCGAGCTGTACGCTTTGGGTTTCGCCTTCGGGATTTTCAATTTCCTGCCTGCCCCACCAGCCTTTGCGTTGCAAGACGGGGGCGAGTTCGCGGCTGAACTCTTCCAGCGTCCGCCCTTGTTCAGCGGCATCGACGACGGCGGAATAGATGTCTGAGAGCACATCCATTTTGGCGGTTTTGGCCACCGTAAAAGCAGTGGCGTGCGCGTCGTTCAACATATCCTGCCAGTCCCAAGATACGGCAATGCCTTTTTGCTTTAGATAGGCGACGGCGGCTTCCGGCGTCATGCCGAAGACGGCTTTAATATCTTCGGAGTTCACGATTTAATCTCCCGTGCTACTTCAACTTTGCCAACCAATTCGGAAAGAAAAATCAGGCGTGCCAACTCGTTTTGTAAGGCAGTATCGTCCATATTCGGATAGACGGCGGACAGACGGTCAAGCAGGTCTTCGGCGGTTTCTCCCTGCCTTAATTCGGCCACTAGAACGGCAGTCAGCCGTTCGCCTTGTTTATTCAGAATGCCTGTATCGGGGGCGAGTCCGTCGATGATCAAACCTGCATCCATCAAATCAACCTCGGCGAAATCGGCAGTTCTGCCCTCTCGGGTTGGTTGGACTTCGTCCGCCAAATCGCCGTCCTCAAGGCCGTATGTGCGCTGCCAGTATTGATTGGTAAACTTAGCACCGGCATCCACCATCATCTTATCTCTTTCGGCACGCTCTTTTGTACCGCTCTCCTCGTTTTCAAACAGCACGAATTTCGGCGCAGATACATCTCCGAAATTAATCTCTACCACCCACTTTATCAACTGATTTAATGCCGCCTCAACAATACGAGTATCGCCGTCACGGATGTCGTCCGTAACCTCCAAACCGGCGGTAGCGCTGGCATGGGTGCTGTCTTTTTCGGTGGTTTGGTCTTGTCCGAGCAGTGCAATGCTGATTTCGGACCGGCAATAACGGATGAGCTTGTCGTAAGCATCAATAGATGATGCCTTGCCGCTTGCCTCGTGGATTTCAACGCTGGAATCGCTGGGGATAGTGCCGACACTGTTACCTATCAAGGCTTCGAGCGCGTCCAGCAGTTTGTCGGTATCCTGCGGGGTATTGGAACGCGGCTCTTTTCCGATCAGCCAAGGAGCACCGTATTTCTCTGTGAACTGCATCCAAAATTTAAGGCCGCCGCGTTTGAAGGTGACCAGCCAAAAAACCAAGCCTAAATCGCCTAAGCCGTAGGGGTTGAGATAATCTGCCTCATGTGTCGGGCAGAGAAACTTATAAGGTGGGGGAATAGTATCGGTCAGGCCGTTTTGGATGTAACGCAACTCGCCGTCGTCGTTGAAGGCAAACCACTCTTGCGGTTTAGCGATCATTTTGTCAGGCAGCCATGCAGAATCGGTACGCCAAATCAGCTCGATCGGCTGGTAGCCGTAAAAAACGGCGTTTAAAACGTCTTTAATCAGGCGGTAAATATCGGTTTCAGCCAGCCAGCTATCAATAAAATCCCGGACATTTTGGGGCGTATCTTCGCCCTCAAGCCGCCATTCGAGGCGTGCGACGGCGGCTTTTCGGCGACGCACCAGCGAGCCGACCAAGGGGTCGCGCATCAGCTCGCGATAAACGGAGATTTGCCTGCCCATTTTGCGCAAAACGGGGTCGGGATTAGGCAGCCAGCCGTTAAAACCGCTGAAAAACTGACGGGAAACAGCGAGATGGGCAGATAAATCCTGCGGCTTGAAGGTCATGATGCCTTGACTGGTTTTGAGTTTGAGGTGGGGTTTGGGCATGATATGTACTCTTTAAATACCTTAATAACCTTTGGTTAATGCGCTTTTTCGGCGGATTCGGCGGCTGGCTACGCGTATCGGTCCGGTATTCAGCTCGCGGCTGGCGTAATGAGCGAGAACAAAGGCAATCGCCGCATCGCCGTGGCGTTTTTTGCCGTCTTGACCTTTGGTTCGGGTGTCCGGAATACGAGGCACGCCTTTGACTAATTCGAACGCACGTAAATCGGTGAGGATGTCTTCATCTCGCGGTAGGCCGTCGAGTGTGCCGTCTTCGAGGGCGGCTTTGAACGGAGCGGTATGGGTGCGGTACCAGTTTTCCGACAGCATCACGGCTTCCACCACTTCTGCGCCGAACGCATCGCGCATGGCTTCGGCCAGAGATTGACCGTTGCCTCGCGCATCCAAGGCCGCGCCGCGCAGATTGGGTAGCTTGGCCAACAGGTGCTGCATAATTTGCTCCTGCTGGGCAAACGGCATATTGCCCAGCTCCAAAACAAACGGTGGTTTTAAAATCAGGTCTTTGCTTTGTAAGAGCGGCACAATCACGGTGCGGTCGCCCGAGCGGGCAAAGTCTTCGCCTACAAAAGAAACGAGGGTTTTGTCTAAACTGTCGAGCAGCGGCTGCAGAGTATCGGCTATCCAGTCTGCTACTTCGGCAGCACGGCGCGGTTCGGGCAGCAAGCCGAAGTCGTCGGTCTGGTCGTAGCGGATAACCGGCGTGTATGGGGTCATACGGCTTTCGATTAAGGCACGGTTCAGCCATTTGCCGCCGCCGTTTTTCGGAATACAGTCCAACTCTTCGCTGGCATCTTCGCCGTAGAAATCGCGGATTTCCTTACACCACGAGGCTTCGCCTTGGGGTGTCCAATCCTTGCCCAAACGCAGACAGATGCGGCGGTACAAGCCTTGTTCGACCGCTTCGTCAAAGGTGATACGGTGGACGGAATAAGGTTTTTTCCCTGCACGCACATCGTTAATCAACTCGTTGAACGGGTTGTCTACGCCGTCATGCGTAGAGATGATATGCACCTGGCCGCCCCACATCAGCAAGGCCATTGCCGCTTTAAGCAACTCGCCAAGCTGTTCGTGGAACGCTGCTTCATCAATAATCACGCGGCCTTGTTTACCGCGTAGGTTGGACGGCCGGCTGGATAAGGCGGTAATGCGAAAGCCGGAAGCAAAGCGGATAACGAAGGCTAACACGGCCTGGCGGTCGTCGCCTTCGACAAACACTTCCTCGGTTTCTTCGATTTCGCCTGCCGCCAGCTGATAATGCTTCGCCCAGCCTGCACAGTCGCGGATAAACTCCAAGGCCATGTCTTTGTTATAGCCGATATACCATGCATCCATGCCTTTGGCGGACGCGGCCAGCAGCGCGGTGTCCGCTGCTTCGCCCCAGCTCAAACCGATACGGCGCGATTTTTCGCACAGCTTCACAGGTGACTGGTCGGCGCACCAAGCCTGCTGATACGGCAATAAGACCGTAGGGGTACGGTCTGCTGATGGGCGGGTATTTCGGATTTCAGACGGCGTCATGATGCAATCCCTAAAATATGCTTGCGGATGGCCTCGACCGATTCTTCAGACAAGCCGCCTTTCTTGGCCTGCTTGGCTACATCTTCGGCGGCCGCCTGTACTTTGGCTTTGACCTTGGCCTGATACTCTTTCAGGCGTGTGCTGGCGGAAATCAGACCGCTAATTTTCTTCGCACCCTCGGCCATCACGCCGAAACGGTCGAGCGCGTTTAATTCTTCGCTGTCCATCTCGCCTATGGCTACCAATGCGTCGAACAGTTCGGTTTGCAGCATGGCCATCAGGGCTTCGCTACGGGTATCGCCTTCATCGGCTGCGCCTTCGGCAATCAGTCGCGCGGCTTCGGTGCTGGATTTGATGGCAGCAAAACGACGTTGCACTTTTTGGCCGTAGCGGTGGGCGGCTGAGCGGCTGATTTCATAGCCTTGGTCTTGCAGCCATTCAGCAATGGCTTGGTAGTCTGAAAAACCGTTTTCTACCA